CACTATTAGGAAACGAATCTTGTAACTTAGGGTCAATTAATTTAGCTAATTTTGTAGAATCTAGAGAAGTAAGACCTTACATTAAGTGGGATGAATTAAGAGCTACAATAAAAACAGCTACAAGATTTTTAGACAATGTAATTGATGCAAACAAATATGCAACTCCAGAAATAGAAAAAATGACTAAGGCTACAAGAAAAATAGGTTTAGGTATTATGGGATTTGCAGATATGCTTACACAACTTAGAGTATCATATGGCTCTAAAGAAGGCAGAAAGATAGGGTCTGATGTAATGAGATTCTTGAAAACTCACGCAGATAAAGCATCAATTGAATTAGCAGAAGAAAGAGGAACTTTCCCTGCATGGGATAACAGTGATTACAGTGATGATGAAAAGTATAGGAACGCTTGCCGACTAACTGTAGCCCCTACAGGAACTATCTCTATGTTTGCTGATGCGTCTAGTGGAGTAGAACCGTTGTTTTCTTTAGCATATAGAAAGATGAACATATTAGAAGGGGAGACTCTTTACTATGTAAATAAATACTTTGAACAAGATGCAAAGGAAATGGGTTTTTATTCAGAAGACCTTATGGAATATTTATCTGATGGTGGCTCACTTAAAGATAGAAGTGAAGTACCTGATGAAATAAAAGATATTTACACAACTGCACCTGAAATATCTCCTGAAGCACATGTAGGAATGCAAGCAGCTTTCCAACAATATTGTGATTCTGGGATATCTAAGACCATAAACTTCGCAAATGATGCTACAATAGAAGATGTGTACACAACTTACATGCTAGCTTGGAAAACAAAATGTAAAGGAATTACAGTTTACAGAGCTGGTAGCAGAGATAAAGAAGTATTGGTAACAGCACACAAGTCAGAAGAGACTACTGCTACTACAACGGAAGAACAACTTAATTTCTTTCAGGAAATAGAAGATGCAGAATGTTGTGCAGAACCTAACATAGTAATGGAATCTGGTTGTAAGACATGTAAAGTTTGTGGATGGAGTGCTTGTCACATAGCATAAATTCATAAATTTATAAAAAAACAGTATAATAATAGTAGGAGAAAAGATATGCCGATAGGTAATATGTTAAGAGATAGACAAGAACAGTATGTCGCACAAAAAGATAATACTGGTACTTGGAGAATACTCGATACTTGGCACGAAGATTTAACTAAATTAAGTCCAGAAGATGAGATAGATGACTCTAGTGAAGCAGTCACAGTGTTATCAGAAGGTGCTTTTTTAGCTTTAATTAGAGAGTCAACTAGATTAGGAGTGTTGCAAAATGCTGCTGTGATGGAAAACGAAGCTTTGGCTGACCAAGTAACAGAGTTAAAAGAAGAAAACAGTAGACTACAATTACAAATTGAAACTACCCCTGCAGTTGAAGTTACACACGAAGAAAAAGCAGGGTTAAAACAACATGCAATAGACACCATAGCCAAGATAGTAGCTATAGATAGTGTTGAAATAACTAAGGAATAAGTATGAAATTAGGAGATTATCTTCCAGAAGTTCCTGAAATGGCAAAACAAATGGGTCAACTCGGCTCACAAATGGAGATATTCAACGACTTAATGTTGAGTAAGTCAGCAGGAGAAACAGGTAGCGGACCTACATTTGGTGTAGACTACATAGTCAACTCATATATTAGAAACCAATTAGCTTATCGTAAGCAACTTGTACAAGATTTACAGACTATTGCATATACCTGTGAAGAATTACGAGCTCCTATTATGCACATTACTGGAGAAGTGTTTAGAAGGGGTATAAAAGTAGAACCTACTAAAGTAGACCCAGACAGTTCTCAAATAAAACGTCTCGTTAAATTTATGAAGAACTGTAATTTATTTGAGCAAGGTTTAGAAGAAGTTCTAAGACAGTTTCATTGGGATTTAAATACAGTGGATGATGCTTTTCTGTATTTTGCAAAAGAATATTATGATGCGGGTGATGGTAAATTAAATTCTAGAGTAACAGAAATTAGAAGAATCAATCCAGCATTAATAGAATATGACCTAGATGAAACAGGATTACCTAAGAACTCTCATTTCTTCTGTCCTTTACACAGACAGAATATATCAGAATCACCTGAAGAGTGTTCTGAAGAAGGTTGTGAACAAGAAAAACAACCTGCAATGTACAGATACTTATATAGGACTGAGGTTCACTATTTCTTAGATACAGAAGTGGTGCATCTATCTAAATTTAATCCAACAGAAACTTATGGTTGGTCTCCTGTATTAACAATATTTGAAAAAGCTCTCACACTTATAGGTATGGATAGAAACTTATATAGGTATTTCTTTGAAAGAAAGATGCCTGCATCTATGGTTATGGTAACTACAGATGACCCTGAAAGTTTAAAACGTGAAAGGGAAGCTATCGCCGCAAAAGTAAGACAAGACCCTAACTATATACCAATGGTTGCTGTATCTTCTAGAACTAATAGAGGTCGGGTAGATATGGTTAGAATGTTCCACACATTACAGGAGATGGATTACTTACCTGTGAGAGCTGAAATAAGAGAAAGAGTGTCTGCAATTTATGGTGTATCACCAGTATTCCAAGGTGCTCCTGATTCTTTTGGTGGATTATCTCAACAGACTACACAATTAACTGTGATGAGTCGAGTGGTAGAAAGAGACCAGAGACAAATCATGGAAAAAGTATTTAGTGCTATCTTGGACAACTTTGGTGTAACTGATTATAAATTAGTATTACCTAATCCAGAGGAAAAAGCAGAGGCTACTAGAATCGCTCAAGCACAACAAAGAACTGTAATAGCTAATCAATTATTACAAATGGGCTTTGATGTTGAACTTAAAGATGATAAAGTAGACTTAATGGATATAGACTTTATGATTAGTGGTGAACCTGTGCCTAGTGCTCAAATGCAAGGTCAGATGACTGCTATTCAATTAGACCAGCAGCAACAACAAGCAGCTGAACAAGAAGCTCAAAGAGCTGAACAATTTGATGCAGCAGCAGACATTGCTGAAAGTGAAACAGGCGGTGAAGATGAAGAAGTTGAAAATAGTTTAGAAAAAAATGTTTTAACTAATGATTCAAGAAGTCAACCTTTACAACAACCCTTTGCTAATATGAATACTGCAATCCCAAAAGGAAAAGGTAAGTTTGAAGGAAGAACTGCAGGAAGAACCCCAGACCATAATGATAAAACTCCTCTAGAAGAAAGAGATATTGAAGAGTATGCGGAAGCTAGAGAAAAAAAGTTTGAAGATAGAATGTATGGTCTAGCTAAAGCGACATCTACATGGACTGATAGTTTAGCTGACCAAGGGTATGATTTCCCTATAATTAAAGAAGTTTCATTAGATGGTAGTCAATTATGGTTTATTAGTAATGGAGTTGACTACATAGGTAACCTAGAAGCAAACGGAGTATCAAATATATCAAAAGCATCCTTTTCAGGTATGGAAGGTAAAAAATATTATGGAGACCAGTACCAAACTGAAAGAGGTGATGGTTCATCTAAAAATAAACCAGTCAACGTAGAAGAGGAGGAAGACGATGACTAAGAAGTTTTCAAAAAAAGACGCAGAGTATTCAGAAACACCAAAAGCTGCGTTACCTAAAAAACCGGGAGAACCCGACCAGTATGCTAATCACAACTATGAAAATAGAGAAGTAAGACCTGATGGTTCCACAGTATACTATTATGAAAATGGGGTAAAAGCAATACACCACCCACCACAAAAAACATCGTCAGGTTACCATAAAACTGCGGCAAAACATCATTTAGACGAAACTAAATCTTCAATTGATAGTGCTAAATATAAAAAAGCACTGTCACACTTAAGAGCCTTATCAGGACACAGCCAAGCCTTAGATAAGTTTAAGGATGAGTCTGGCACTAATGTAGAAAAACTTGCAAAAGAATTTGCAGGCACTGTGGCAGTAGCCAGTGACCCAGCTGTATTTACTCGGACTTATGGTGGCAATAATAAAAAAGGTAAAAGTGGGGTAAAAAAACTAGACGACTATTTAAAAAAAGAACTTGAACATAAAAAAGCAATGGTTAGTTTAGTAAAAGATGTACAAAAAGAATTAAAAAATGATGATACAATAGATATAATAAAAGCTGAAGATGAAGATTTTTACCAATTCCAAAAAGAATTAGATGAGGAATTTGCATCTAATGACTAATTTAAATAAATTTTTAGAATTTATGGAAACTGACTTGACCCGAAAGAAAAAAGGTGTTAAGGTCAAATTAAATAATATGCCTTTTTTAAATCACTATAAAAAATCTAAAGAAGGTAGAGTGGAAAATCCACCTAACAGAAA